TCGTTCGGTGCGCGTGGCGTCAACAATCTTGCTGCTAAATTCCTCCTTACCCAACTCCCGCCGAACTCGCCCTTCTTCCGGTTGACAGTTGATGACTACATGCTGAAGCAGATGACCGGCAGGGACGGCATGAGGGCTGCAGTTGAGGAAGCACTCAACAGCATGGAGCGCTCGGTAATGATGGGCATTGAGTCGTCCAACATCCGCACGGCCACGTTCGAGGCAATGAAATTGCTACTAGCGACCGGCAACGCTCTGGTGCATCTGGCGCCACAAGGTGGCATGAAGGTATTCCGGCTGGACCGTTATGTCGCCAAACGCGACCCTATGGGTAATCTCCTGGAAACCATCACGAAGGAGACCATCTCCGCGTTAGAGCTGCCAGCAGCGCACCGCCTGTTCCTAAGCAAGCAGGACTCCGCAAGTAGTAAAGCAGCGCACGAGGACATCCATGAGTTGTACACGTGCGTGCGCCGGACAACGGACGGCTGGGACGTATGGCAGGAGGTCGGTGGTATTGAGTTGCCCGACACTCGCGGTACTTATCCTCCAGAGAAGTCACCGTGGCTAGCCCTGCGGTATATCGCTCAGGATGGTGAAGACTACGGACGCGGTTTTGTCGAAGAGTACATCGGAGACATCAAGTCACTCGAAGCGCTCCGCAAAGCAATCGTACAGGGCGCAGCGGCGGCGGCAAAGGTGCTGTTCCTGGTAAAGCCAAACTCGACCACCAAGATGAAAGTCTTGGCTGAGTCTGAGTCCGGCGACATCCGGGAGGGCAATGCTGAAGATGTCACCGTCCTCCACCTGGATAAGGCAGCCGACTTCCGCATTGCGGCAGAGACTGCCAAGGAGATACAGGAGTCGCTGGCCTACGCCTTCATGCTGAACTCGGCCATCCAACGCAACGGCGAACGGGTGACGGCTGAGGAAATCCGAACGATGGTTGCAGAGTTGGAAACCGCTCAAGGCGGTGCTTACTCCACACTGTCTCAGGAGTTTCAGTTGCCGCTACTGGTAGTCAAGATGCACCAAATGGAAGCCGAAGGAAAACTTCCGGCACTTCCCAAGGGCATCGTGAAGCCTCTCATCACCACCGGCATAGAAGCCATCGGGCGTGGTAACGACTTCACCAAACTACAGCAGATGCTCAGTGCCATACAGCCCCTAGGCCCAGAGGCCATTCAGCAGCGCTTGAACGTGGCCGACTACATCAAGCGCATCGGAACGTCCGTGGGCATTGATATGAAAGGGCTCATCTTCAGCGATGAGGAAGTTGCCCAGCAACAGCAGCAACAGCAGATGCAGCAAATGATTCAACAACTTGGCCCCAACGCTGTAACGCAGCTTGGCGGCATGGCTAAACAGGGAATGGCAAACGAAGCCCCTCCTCAATAACTAACAGGAACTCTATGGCAGATGCAATTCCAGCAAACGAAACCAAACGCGCAGACAAGGCTAACGCCAAGCGCGAAGCCCCAGCAGCAACGGCAGTGGATAGCTTCAAAATCCCTGGCGGCGCTCCTTTGGAATCCCACGATGCGGTCCGGGAGGACCACTGATGACCGTAGCTGCCGGCTCATCGGCACTGCCATCGGATTCCTCGAAACAACCTACTGAAGTCGTGGTTCCCATTCCTGGTAGTCCCGAACATGATGCGGCGATGGCCGCAAAGTTCGATGCTGCACAGGGTGCGGCCGCTCCCGTAGACCCTCCAGCGCCAGCTACGCGGCCAGATCACATTCCCGAGAAGTTTTGGGATGCCACTACTGGCACGGTAAAAACCGAGGAGCTGGTCAAGTCCTATGCGGAATTGGAAAAAAGCAAATCCAAAGGCCAGGACGACCAGACCACAGTAACACCCCCTGCCAATCCAGATGAGGCAGCCGATGCGCTTGCTTCCAGGGGCTTGGAGATGTCCAAGTTCTCGGAGGAATTTGCTGTCAATGGCGGCCTATCCCCAGAGTCCTACAAGGCGCTGGAAACTGCCGGCATCTCTCAGGAGATGGTCAACGCGTACATCGCAGGCCAGGAAGCAATTGCTGAAAAGCGGGACAACATCGGTTACGAATTGGCCGGCGGCAAGGACGCGTTCGCCAAGATTGCGGCGTGGTCCACGCAGAGCCTCACCAAACCGGAACTGGTCGCCTTCAACAAGGCGGTAGGCGGCACGGAGGAGGAAATGAAGTTGGCAGTGCTGGGGCTCCGTGCCCGATATGAAACCGCCAACGGAAAGAACCCGACTTTGCTGGGCGGCTCCGGCATCAACGGCGGCACAATCGGCTATGAGTCCAAAGCACAGATGACCGCTGACATGCGCGACCCCCGCTACGCCAAAGACCCCGCCTACCGCGCAAAGGTCGAGGCAAAGCTAGTCGCAACCACAGCTTTCTAATTTTGCATCAAGGCTTTCCAGGTGTGCCTTTCATAAACATCTGCACCCCTCTTAACTACCGCGTAAGCAAGCTAGGCCGTTCCGAGGAACGACAACCCTGTGCGTGAAGTGAGTACGAGAGAACCCCTCCAGGTTACGCAATGTAGCCGCATATCAATTTCTCTCAAGAGTAAAACACATGGCAAACGCAAACGTAAATCAATTTGGTCAATTAAACGGTGCTGGTGATGCAAAGGCAAATTTCCTCAAAGTGTTCAGCGGCGAGGTCTTGACAGCCTTTGAGACAGCGAACGTCACGCTGGACCGCCACACCATTCGTACTATCTCCAGCGGCAAGTCGGCTTCGTTCCCGGCCACATGGAAAGTGAAAGCCGGTTACCACACTCCAGGTGCCGAGCTGGTCGGTCAGAAGTCGAACGTTGGTGAGCGCATCATCAACATTGACGACATCCTGGTGGCCGATATCTTTCTGGATGACCTGGACCAGGCGATGACCCACTTCGAGGTCCGCGCTGAGTACTCGAAGCAGGCAGGCATCGTGCTGGCGAATACCTGGGACGCTAACGTGTTCCGCACCGGCATCCTGGCCGCACGTGCAAGCGCAACAGTTACTGGCGGCGTCGGCGGTTCGTCCCTGACTTCGGCAACAACTCTGTACCGCACTTCGGCTACCGACTTGGCCGCTGGCATCTATTCTGCCATCCAGGCAATGGACGAAAAGGATATCCCGGAAACGGACGAGAAATTCACCTACGTTAAGCCTGCACAGTACTACCTGTTGGCTCAATCGAAGGACATCTTGAATCGTGACTGGGGCGGCTCGGGCTCGTACTCGGACGGCAAGGTACTGCGTATCGCAGGTTCGCCTATCGTTAAGACCAATCAACTGCCTGTCACGGATACGACTGGCGTACCTGAAGTTCTGGCTAAGTATCAGGGCGACTTTAGCAAGACCGCCGCTCTGGTAATGACTAAGGCAGCTGTCGGCACTGTGAAGCTGATGGACTTGGCTACTCGCATCGACTACGACCCGCGTCGTCTGGGTGACCTGATCGTTGCGAAGTACGCAATCGGTACTGGCATCCTGCGTCCTGAATGTTCCGTAGAACTGAAGACGACTACCTAAAAGTCGAGCATCAACCCAAGGGGAATCTTAGAAGAAATTCTGGGGTTCCCCTTTTCGTTCACTTCCAGACCTTATATGTCCACAACCACACTAACAACCGAACTTGAAGCAATTAACACCATGTTGGCGTCGGCTGGTGAATCGCCTGTGAACAGCCTGGACATATCAGGCTTGGCAGATGTCGCAGCGGCCAGAGCAACAATGGATGAGATAAGCAGAGAGGTACAGTCCAAGGGCTGGAACTTCAACGTTGAACACGACTACCCGCTGGCGCAATCTTCTGACCTTACCGTAATTGTCCCCGGCAACTGCATTCAAGTTGTGGTCGAGAAGACCCGCGACGACATTACGCAGCGTGGCCTACGGCTCTACAACAAAACCACACACAGCTACCAGTTTCCAGAAGGTCTTCGCGCCACCGTAACTCTTCTGCTTCCTTGGGAAGAACTCCCGCAGGCAATGCGCCACTACCTGATGATTAAAGCATCTCGTGTCTTCCAGGGGCGAACCCTCGGGTCCGACGCCCTGTTTCGATTCTCTCAAGAACAGGAGATGGATGCACTGACAGCACTGAAGGATGCTGAAGGTGAGACCGGACAGTACAACATGCTGACAGGTAGCTACAGCGTAGCCTGCATCCTGGAGCGCTGATGCTGATAAACAAAAGCATCGCCAACATGTTCAACGGCGTGAGCCAACAGGCTGCGCCACTACGGCAGTCTTCTCAATGTGAGATACAGGACAACGCTGTAGCGGCGGTTGCCACAGGTCTCCGCAAACGACCTCCTACGGTACATCTCGCAAAGCTTCAGACCACCACGGTAGGTAGCGCATTTTCCCACCTTATCAACCGGGACACCCACGAACGCTACGAAGTCCTGCTGACTAATGGCAACCTCGCGGTGTACGACCTCCTCACTGGTGCAGCACGGCCTGTGTACTACCCTGATGGCGCAAGCTATCTTAGTGCTACCGACCCAGCATCCGCTTTCTGTCTCGTAACAGTAGCGGACTACACGTTTGTGGTCAATAAAACCATCCCTGTTCGAATGTCTGTCAATAGGGCCCCCAGCAATCCCGCGAACGTCGGCTACGTTGTGGTCGCTGCTTCTCCAGCACAGCATTCGTTTGCAATTTACGTCAATGGTACCGCTGCAAATGCATCCTTGGGTGAGTCGGGCGGCAACCTCGGAAACCTATCAGGGACGCTGACCGCAAACCTCGCCAGGAATCTCGGTAGCGCCTACAGCGTCCTGCGTATTTCGGAGAACGTAATCAAGATTGTCCGCAACGACGGAAATCCGGTCAATCTTTCAACAAGCGATACCTACGGCAATCAGGCTCTGCTGCCCATAAGCAACGGCACTGCGCGCTTCTCCAATCTCCCTGTTACGTTCGACACTGGCTACACCATTCGAATCTTCGGTGAGGAAGGCAATACCAAGGATTCCTATTACGTCGAGTACAAGGACGGCGGGTGGGTTGAGGCAGTCAAGCCCGGCACGGCGGGAACCTTCGATGCCAGCACACTTCCGCACAAGTTGGTCCGACGCTACGATGGGGCCTTTCTACTGACACGCGTTGATTGGGATAGCCGTAAGACTGGTGACGAAGACTCCAACCCTGCGCCGTCATTCGTAGGCCGGACGATCAACGATGTGTTCTTCTTCCGCAATCGCTTGGGCTTCCTGTCCGACGAGAACATCCTCATGTCCCGAGCTGGGGAGTTCTTCTCCTTCTTCGGAGCTACCGCCAGAGCAGTGCTGGATTCCGACCCGATTGACATCCCTGCCGCACACACGAAGGTTTCCATCCTGAACTACGCTGTGCCATTCAATAAGGTGCTGCTGCTGTTTTCTGACCAGACACAGTTCCAGCTAACCGCTGGTGACATCCTGGCTCCGAAGACTGTGCGCGTCGATGTCGTCACCGAATTCGAAAGCAATATCCGCTGCCGTCCCGCCGCCATCGGACAGGAATTGTTCTTTCCCGTAGAGCGTGGAAACTCCACAGGACTGCGGGAGTATTTCGTAGATGCAAACAACAGTGGTAATGACGCTGTGGAAATTACTGCCCACGTCCCAACGTATCTACCGAGCGGCATCTTCAAGCTGGCGGCATCCTCCAACGAGGACACACTGATTGCTGTCTCCAGTTCCACGCCGAATATCTTGTATCTATACAAGTTCTATTGGAATCAAAGCGAGAAGATGCAATCGGCGTGGGGACGCATCCTCTTCCCCGATTCAGATCGAGTACTGGAGGCGTCCTTCATCGGCACAAACTGTTACCTAGTTATCCAACGCATAGACGGCATCTACCTTGAGTCAATGGATTTTCAGCCCTACCTGAAGGCACCCGGCCTCGACTTCGAGGTTCACCTGGACCGCAGAGTGTTAATTCAGGGTGAGTACAACAGCGCGTTGGGCCTTACCACCTGGACCCTACCGTATCAAGATACGGGACGCTTCACTGCCGTACTAGGATGGCAGTACGGCTTTAGCGCCGGAGCGGGACTTAATCTGACGCAGACTTCCGCAAACACCCTGCAAACAACCGGCAACTATGCGGCGTATCCGGTGTATGTCGGAAGAAACTACACAATGCAGTACCGTTTCTCTGAGCAGTATCTGACGGACAGAAACAACGCACCGATGCTTACTGCCAATTTAAAACTGCGGCGATTCATCTTGAACTACTCGCTGTCAGGGTATTTTCGAGTGGAGGTTACACCTCTGGCGCGGCAGACCTATGTCTACAAGTTCACAGGTGCGAACCTGGGGACCGCCGCTCTCCAATTAGGTAGACCGCCAATCACGTCCGGCTCTTTCAAGTTTCCCGTACAGACCTCCAACATCGGCGTAGCCATCGACATCATCAACGACACCTTCCTGCCGTCCACCTTTCAGTCTGCTGAATGGGAGGCAGAGGTGGCAATCCTAAGCAAGAGAAGCTAATGACCATAACCTACCGCCCCGCTACGGCCGCCGACGCTTTGGCCCTCGCACCGCTCCTACGCGAAGCAGACCGCCTCGAAGTCCTCCTAGCGGCAGGCGACGTACACGCGGCCCTGCTGGCATCCGTAGAGGCTCCCGGCCTATCCCTCGCAGCCATCAACACGCATGGCGAAGTCATCGCCCTCTTCGGAGTCAGTGATGGTCCAGACATGGGCATTCCCTGGATGTTGGCCTCGGACGAGATCAGCAAACATCCTCGGCATCTGGTGGATGGCTGTAGGCGGTGGGTGTCCGAGGTACTTCCCCGTTACCGCCTGCTAGTGAACTACGTTCACGCGGAGAACGCCGTTGCCATCGCATGGCTGCAACACATCGGATTCACCATAGGAACACTTGTGGAAGACTTTGGTGTTGCCAAGGCCGCTTTCTACCAATTCTATATGTGGAATAAAAACTATGTGTGAACCAACAACTCTCCTCATGATGTCTCTCGCCGTCTCCGCAGCCAGCGCCGGTATGTCCTATGTCCAGGGCGAGAGGAACGCCGACACCCAGACGGAGAACCTTCAGAGGACGCAGGACCAGCAAATCGACCAACTGAATCTCCAGCAGCATCAAGCCGACCAGCAAGCCGGAGAGCAGATGTCCGACCGTGCCCTGGAAGCGCTGAAAGAAACCGGGCGCCTCAGTACCATTGCAGGCGAATCAGGCGGTGGAGGCGGCTCTAACGGGCGCATTGTCAATGAGGTCGGGTTCAACGCAACCCATGACATCGCCACCATAGAGGCAAACAGGCTCAACGGCGGCGCACAGCGCAACATGGATGTTCAAGGCGTTCGTGCCAATACACAGTCAGCACTCAACTCTATCCAGCAGCCTAGCCTTATCGGTACAGGTTTGCAGATAGGCGGGGCAGCGGTTGGGGCCTACAGCGGCTATCGCTCCGGTACTTTCGGCAAGCTGCTGTCAACAACCAAGACAGGGTAACTATGCCGAAATTCGTACAGCAACAAATCACCTCACGCCCACAGGACGGAGCACCTCAACGCCAACGCGAAGTCACCCAAGTCGTCGCACGTCCGGTGGACACGGCAGTACGAGGTAGTGACACTAGTTCCGAAATGGACGGCTTGATTAAGGGCCTCGCATCCTTCAGCCCCCAACTGATGCAATATGCGGAGCAAGAAGGAAAGCGGCAGATCAAGAAGGCCGATGACGCCGGAGAGTCTGCGGCCCTAATTGCGCCCATCGACCCTACGAACGCCAGCCGCGTCCCGGAGTCACTACCGGCCAACGTCCTGCCTGCATTCCGGGAACACTTTGATACCTCTTATCGCAAGATCACCGGACAGCGCTTGGGTATCGAGGCGAATGCAGCCATCACTGCCGAGTATGAGAAGCAGAAGCTGACGGATGGTTTCAACGTGGACCAGTTCCTGTCCGACCAACTGCGCACCCATACAGCCGGTATTCCTGACCCACATGTACGCGATGAGGTAGCCAAGCAGGCCATCCAGTTGTCCCGAGGTATCCGCGAACAGGACACCAAGATAAAGCTAGGCCAGCTCAAGGACTCCACCTTACAGAGTGTCAACGTGGTCATGGACGCCGGTATCCAGCAGGCAGGTAGCGACCCGCAGAAGCTGTATGACGCCTACCAGAGCCTGACCAACGACCACCGGGACTCCTGGCAGAACTACCTGACGCGTCCAGAGTTGGCGCAGCAGTTGGTAGCCAAGGTGACAGCGCAGTCGATCAATGACAAGGGCTCTCCGGCATTGTTCGACGCCCTAGACAAGATCAAGGACCCTGGCACCGGCATGACCATTGCAGATACCAATGCTGAACTAGGTGTCCACATCGCGCAGGCCCGGAAGCATGCAGAAGCCGAGCAGGACAAGCGTGTGGAACGCGATGCACAGCCGTTTCTCACCAAGCAGCGGGTCGATTGGGATGCGTCCGTCGAGGCGGGCAACTTGATTCCTGTAGAAGTTCTGGCTAACAACATCGGCATAGGCAAGCAATTCTCCTCCCATGAAGCAGCAGCCGCGTTCGACCGACAACAACGGGATAAACTGGCGGGAATGAAGGACTTTACTGAAGCCCTGCGCATGTGGGACTCTGGGCAGGGATGGGCACTGACGCCGGATATGCAGAAGAAGGTGTCAGAGCAATTGACCGGGGGAATCGTCAAGGGCATTGCGGGAGCGCTGGAGGACCCGGCACAACTCGCCAACGTAAAGGACGCAGCCAACCAACTCGCAAAGGTCCACGCTGTGGGTCAAGCGACCATCCCGAATGAGGGACTGAAACGCCTTGTGAACGGCCTATCGAACGTTCCTCCCGATGCCGGCGGAAACCCACCACAACGGTTCACGGCAGTGGCAGAACTTTATAAGAGCCTGCCAGACAACATCCGACGACTGTACTTTGACGATAACACCAGCGACCTCATGGATTCCTACGTGGCTGAGTCGGGCAATGGTGTCACCGCGTCATCCGCATATCAGGCAGCGTATCGCGCAATCTCGCCAGAAGCCAAGGAACGGGAGCGGATTCTGACCCACGACCCTGCCTGGAAAGCCAACACTACCAAGGTCATCTCAAAGGCTATCGATGGGATGCACTATCAGTGGTCCAAGGATTTCATACCGGGCCGTGACAACCTCCCCTCTAACCTAGACGCCACGACTTCTGGTGGGCTGTTGGAGGCGAAGCGTTTCATGACCACGCATCCCAATGTCGGGGCCGACGCCGTTCAAGCCCATCTACAAGAGTGGGTGAATAACAACTACGTTCACGATACCAACACGAATCTGCTTGTTGGTGTCCCTCCAGGTTCGGGAGGTCAAGGCACTGACAAGATGATTGCGTGGAAGCAGGCGGCATTAGTAAAACAGTATGGCTCTGACAAGCTGCCAACCCTCGTCCATATGGGCAACGGTCAGTACGAAATACAGTCCCTGAAGTACGGTGAAATTCTCGGCAAGACTACCTTCGACCGTCTCAACAGCACGTTCCGCTCAGCCACCACCCTTACTGATGACGACCGCAAGGCATTAGTGGAACTCAACGGGAAGGCCAAGGGCGGCAACCTATCCTCAGAAGACATCAACAACATGTCTCCCTTGATAACCAAGCTGCGAACAATTGGGCAAGGCGACCTCATTCCTACGAAAGCGATTAACGATGTTCAAGATAAAGCGTTCCGCACTGCGGTTGCTAATATTCCTAAACTGACTATGGGGGCTGCTTCAAGCGTCCTTGCACCTACGCCGCAGTCTGCCAACGATGCACAAGCGCAGAAGTCCAGTACGTTTCGCTTCATGCGTAACGTCAGCGGCAGGACTGGCACTCTCGACCTCACGGCAGCACTGACCACACAGGGCGAGGGTGTCGTATTGAAAGCATCCCCCGACCCCGCTGGTGGAGCCGGTAACAACATCGGCATGGGCTACAACCTCAAGGCCAACGCTGGGACCATCAAGGAGGACTTCAGGAAAGCAGGTATTCCACCTGAAGCCACTGACGACATCATTGCTGGTCGCAAGAGCATCACGCAGGACCAGGCAGAGCGGCTACTGATTACCAGCCTGCCGCGCTACGTGGACAAAGCCAGGGCCACAGTTGAAGCCAAGTATCCCGGCATGTGGGACCGATTGACGCCACAACAGCAGGCGGTCATCACAGACGTGGCCTATCAGGTCCGCGACTTCAACAAGTTCGGTCCATCCATTGACGCTGTGTTCTCAGGCGACCAGGAGCGCATCGACAAGGCGTTCAAGGTTTTCTACACGGACCGCAATGGCGCTCAGAAGGAAGACACTCGCAGAAACAACCTCCGGGCAAACATGCTGGCAGGCACAGCGAAATTTAATGCGGTGACTATGAATAACTAATAAAGGAAACACATGGCTGGCATCCAGCAGGAAGCAGCAGACCTATCAAGTAGCATCCTCAGTAAATCCGCAGCGCCCAATCCCTCCCTCCCCTCCCCGAATGCCAACGCGTCGACTTCCCCGGTTGCCAGTATTACCCTAGCCGACATAAAGAAGAAACGTGAAGACGCGGCGACGACCGGCGACTACGCGGGCGCGGTGTGGCGACAGGACTCTCCCGTACCCGGCATGATTGCTCATTACCAAGGCAGTCAGTTCAAGCCAGAAGACGGCTACATGTCCTACTCGGACCCCGACCAATGGAAGAGTCTCACCGATGGCATCGCGGAGGAGTACCACAAGGAACTGTACGGCGCGACCTCTCCCGCACAGGCCGACTTCATCCGGGAACGGCTGTTGAACAAACAGACGGACTTGCAGCACCTGAGTGATATGGGCGCGCTTGGAAACACAATGCGACTCGCCGCAAATCTGGTGGAGCCAGTTGGTCTCGCTGTCGGAGTCGCCTCTGGCGGCCTGTCCTACGCAGTGCGCGCACGTAAGATAGCCACCCTGGCAACTGCCATCGGTAGAGCTGGAACGGAAGCCGAGGCATTGTCAGCCATTACCGCCCATGCTGCCGAAGTGGCTGCACAAGCATCTCGCTCTGGCAGTAAGGGCGCAATTGCCTCCGGCATCGCCACAGGCGCGGGAACTATGGGCGCAGTCGAGCGCCTGCGCCAGCGGGTCAACTTTGAGGACGATTGGGGTCAGGTGGTCGAGGCCAGTCTTATTGCGGGTGCGATGACGACTCCCTTCGCAGTCTACGGCGCAAGATCGGCAGCACGGCAGGCCAACGTCGCCCGGCAAGAATTCGAGGCGTGGCGGATGCTGAAGGAACAAAAGGACGTAGCGCAGGTGGCACCAGCCGACGCCGCCACAATGGGAACTGCCGCACACCGCATTGACGTTTACTCCAAGGTAGAGCGCGGCGAACTACCACCAGACGCCATCGACACACTCTGGAAACAGCATGAGAGCGAACTGGCGGTTCAGCGCGAGAAGCAACTAAATGACCTCTGGAGCGAGGGGCAGCTGCATAAGGGCGACGAGATGAAGAATGTCGCTCAGGCACTCGACGCAACCAATGAGGTACAACCGACCGCAATGCAGCTTGCATTCCAGAAGGCGCTAGGTATCGCGCAGGAAACCAAGGCTGCGGCCAAGGAGACCCCTCTACATCTCCAAGACGTTCCCAAGACTCTCACGCCTGTATCAGAACTCCAAGGCGACCATGTATTCTGGCGCTCCGACGAAGGACCAGGGCTAGATCATGGAGCCGTCGTGGGAGAGACCGGCAAGGGCCAGTTGATTGTCGAACACGCCGACACAGGTGAACGCATGTTGATTGACCGTGCCGACCTCCACCCGGACTCCCCCGGCCACCACTTCGAGATTCCCAAAGAGGCGGTAGCAGGAGAAGCTGGCTTCCTGCCGAAAGGTATGAAGCCGGAGCCGCATCGAATAACAAAGGCTGACTTCCTGGGAGGTCCCGAGAACGTAGAAGTTGCGCCACCACGACCAGCACAGCAATCAGCATCCACCGCGCTGCACGAATCCCCTCGAGGCTTCGTGGGAGGTTCTGCCGGTGCGGCGCAGGCCATGCACGTACCAACCGTGCCAACGGTCCTGGGTGGATTCATTCCGAAGCTGGACAAGTGGGGCATCAAGATTCCCTACCGCTTCGACCTGTACGCCCAACTCAATCGCAGCACCAATCCGGTGCTCCAGAAGTGGGCTTCCAAGCTCATTAAGGACCCTATCGGTGCGGAGGGAAGTCACACCCAGGCGCGCACTGCCAGCGAGGATAAGAAGTTCATGCAGCGTACCCTGGAAGGTCAGTTCATGCTGGCCGCACAGGATGCGTTCCGTGAAGTCCGCGTGAAGCGCAAGCTAGGCCCTCTAGACGCTCACAAGTTCCACCGCGAATTTTACGAGATGGTGTCCAACGTGGCGAACGGAGACTCGACTGTCGTTCATGCGAACCAGGACATCGCCAATGAACTACGCGCCGCCGCCAACGCACAGCGTGAGGTCTACTCCACCATCATCAAGGAGGCAAAGAAGGCGGGGGTCCAGGGCGCGGAGAATCTGGACGTAGATGCGTTCTATGTCAATCGCCAGTACCAGATCGACAAGATCAAGGAAAAGATGAAAACGCACGGCGAGGATGAAGTGGCACAAGTGGTCGCCAATGCGTTCACCGATGGGGCATTGCATGGGGACCTAGCGAAAGCCAAGGCGTTCCTGCACGTCATCCTGAAGACAGAGTTCTCCCAAGTGTTCCAGGACCTACATCTGGCATCCAAAGATATGCACACACTCCGTGCCGAACTTGGCGCAGTAGACCCCGCAACCGGTCATCCTCTCCTGGACGGCAAGGACATCAATACAATCGTTGAAGTCATGTTTGAGGCCAAGGCAAAGCACGGCGGCGACTCAGGTAACGCAACAAACCTGAAGTTCCGTATGCCGATGGATGAGAACTATAGCGAACGCATGGGGAATGGGGAGACCCTGAAGGTATCTGACCTGATGGAGCGCGACTCCCGAGTGCTGGTCAACAAGTACCTGAACACTATGGCCGGTCACGTGGCAATGGCAAAGCGCGGCATCCGGTCACGTGCGGAGTTCGAGAACGTCATCTACAAGGGAGCAATGGACCACCACATGGAAAACAACCTGCTGGTGGCCGACGATGGGAAATTTAAGGGAGACCTGCAATGGATGCGCGACATCTACGACAACATCACAGGACGCCCCATGTCTACCCAGGTGTTCAACCAAACAAGCCGCCTGAGTAACATCATCAGGGCCTACTCGCGGTCTGCCTATCTTGGACAGCTTGGCATTCCGGCCATGGGCGAACTGAAGCAGGCAGTGGCGATGACCTCGCTACGCGCCTTGCATCTCCAGGGTGGCAGCTTTGCGGGGCTCATCCGGTCTCTGCGTAGCGGTCGTATTCCTAATCAAAAGCTGGCGCGTGAGATAGAACAATTCTGGGCCTTTGGCCTGGAAGCGAACTCAGCACATGCGCGTCAGTTCGAGACCTCGGAGTTCACCCATGACCGGACGTTGAACAAGCTGGAGAACACCACCAACAAGCTATCGCACGCCGTGGACTATATCTCGGGCAATGCAACGGTGACGTCCATGACCCGCCAGTATTCGGCCATGATGTTCATCCAGCATCACTTCGATCTAGCCACCGGAAAGGCTGAATTGACTCCGGCCTACCGCAAGCGTCTCGCGCACTACGGCATGGAACTGGAAGAAATTGACGATGTACTGAAACACCTGAAGGAGTACACCACACACGACGCAACGAATGGCCGTGTCGAGTCGGTGGATTGGGAGCGTTGGAAGCAGCAGCACCCAGACACCTACGAGCAGTATCACCTGACGATGGAGCGCAGTACACGTGATGCCATTCAAGACCACGACCTGGGCGAAACCATTCCTTGGGCACACACGCAGCTTGGCAAGATATTCATGGAGTTGCGCACCTTCATCGCCGTGGCACACGCCAAGAATTTCCTAAAGAACGTTCACTACATGGACAAGACTACCTTCTCGGTGTGGATGTACGGGCTTGTCGGGGAAGCGTTGATGTATTCCTTGCAGACCTCGTTGAATCTGGCGCACAACCCAGAGGAGCTACAGAAACGTCTGACGATGGACCGCATTGCCAAGGCCGCAATCCAACGGGCCTCTGTGTTCGGAATGCTGCCGTCCACTATCAGTACTACTACCGGCTTGGTGGCTGGCGGCTATGACCCGTTTGCAATGGTAAGCACCGCCAACACCGACAACCGCAATATGTTCACGCCACCATCGGCGGTACTCATCGGCAAGGCAATCAATGCAGGAAAAACGATTAGCGGTTCCGCGCCGTGGTCCGACCGTGTGGCAACACGTCAGGACATCCGTGACCTCTTCGGAATTATGCCGGGAGGGAACACATACGGCATCCGAAACTTATCTGACTATGTGAGCGGCATGTTCCCCAAACACGCACCACGCCAAGTGGTCCCCTAACAACGAAAAGGAGAAATGGCTTATCTATCACTAGCGCCCTATGAGGGCGATGGTAGCAACACGTTGTACGCGGTCCCCTTCCCATACCTCTTAAAGTCGCACGTAGAGGTATGGCTTGCGGGGTTCCTGATGAAGGACGAAGCGCACTACACGTGGACTACCGACAAATCAATTCAGTTTTACATTGCGCCCCCGGAGGGGATTGCAGTCATCATCAAACGCAACACGCCGAAGGTCGAGCGAAACATCCACTACCATGACTCGACCACGCTGACTGAACAGGTAATGAACGCAGATGCCACGCAGATGTTCTACATCGAGCAGGAGGTTGCTGATGGCCTAAGCGGACTCACAAACGGCCTTCCTGGCGTCGGCAATGGCAACTACCACGGCATCGCCACGGATGTCATGGACGGCATCATCAAGGAGTCCAAACTCTTTCCTGACCTCAACAACCGCATTGACAAGATTGACGGCCCTGCATCCTTGCCTGGGAGCGTTGCTGCACGGCTGGAGGATGCTGGCGTGAAGAGTTCTAAGGCGTTGAGCGACACGGCCAAAGAACTTGGTGCTGCCATCACTGCGGAGACCAATGCACGGCAAAACGCAGTCGAGTCGGTAGCCGCCAAAGTGGATACGGTGACTGCCGCACAGAACAACACTGCTGCTGCCGTGCAATCCAATATGACTGCGATGGTGCTAGGCGATCAAGCGTTGGCAACGCGCATAGACCAAGTGGCTGTCACTCAGGACGAAGCCAAGGCCGCTATCCAAGCCGAGCAAACTGCGCGGATAGATGCAGATGGCATTCTTGCAACCCGTATTGATTCTGTGAAGACTCAAACGGCTGACTCGGATGCTCTTGCTGCGACACAGCTAACAACCATCATCAGTAGCGACAAGCAAGCGCAGACAATCGCACGTGCCATGACCGCAGTGCAAACCACCGTAGCAGGAAACACCACCACGGTACAACTACTGATGGAAAGTGTGGACGGCATCAAGGGGTCACTCTTTCTCAAGGTGGACGCGAATGGGCGCATTGCCGGTATGTCGATAGGTGCAGATGCGGACTCCTCCGAGGTGGTCTTCGTCGCTGAGAAGTTCTTCGTTGCAGCGCAGGACATGCCCGGGAAGAAGGGGGAGAACTTGTTCACGGTCATTACGACACCGACGACCATCAACGGCACGTTAGTACAGCCTGGGGTCTACCTGAAGACGGCGTACATCAACCTCGCTACCATCACGACAGTCATTGCGAACAACGCAATTATTGGTGGGGCAAACATCGTCAATGCTGCCATTGGAACCGCTCACCTGGGTGACGCATCCATTACTAGCGCGAAGATCAAAGATGGCGAGATTACAAACGCCAAGATCGGTCAGGTCATCCAGTCAGCCAACTACGTACCCGGCTCGACCGGCTGGCGCATCAACAAGGACGGTTCCGCAGAATTTAGCGGCGTAACTATTCGCGGCGACTTCAAGGCGGGGTCCATCAACATCAACAACAAGTTCATCGTGGATGCAGGCGGCAACGTGACCATCAGGAGCGGAACAACCGGAGCCAGGCTAGAACTAATTGGCGGGGTGGTTATGACATTCGACCCGAACGGTGCGCTGCGAACCCGAATGGGGGTCTGGTAATGCCGGTGGGCCTCGAAATATACGACAGAGCCGGAAACACCGTACTGAGCCTGGACGACCGCATTGGGCGCGTACTTGGTAGTGTTCGAACGAATGGGGTGGCGGGTAGTCTGCGCAATAGCGGCTTCACCACTGGCACCCCGTTCTTCTGCGTCCAGACGACGGACCGGGGCGGTTTCTCTCCTACGGACGTACAAATATCTGGAGAAATATTGAGTTGGAACTACCCTACCCCCAATGAGCTATGGCCGACGTTGGACGCTATCATTTTCTATGGTGTCTACTGATGACGGCAGGTATTCAGGTATTTGGAAATCACGGTGTCTTGCAGATAGATCAGGATTATTCAAATCTTTCGCTATCGGCATCAGGTAGCGCAACCGTAGGTACGACCACCAGCACGATGTACGTCGATGTGACTATTACCGGCGACACACCGCTGATGGTCGTCAAGGCGCAGGACGTGTTCATCGGCATCTACTCGACAGTACAGAACGGTAACCAATTTACGTACAGATTTGTTTCTCGCACTATTGATGGCTACGGACGGACATTCCAGTGGTTCGCATTCGACAAAGTCAGAGAGTCCGGTGAAAACTGCGGATTCCAGGTTTTCAGGGCAGATGGAAGCATCGCATACGACTCCGGCTGTAGGCCGCTGAAACTCACCCAAGTCATTCCTGGTGGCGTCGCGGGACCAGGAAGTTCCGACCCGACCATCGCCTTTCTGATAGCGACCGTTCCGAACGGAAACTACGGGTTCATTTTTTCACAAACCACCAGCCGATTTATGGGGTCTCCTAGCGGCGCTGGCTTCGCGCAGGTAGGTGTGGCGCGTGTCACCTCCAACTCAGTGTACAGAACCACCACGAGCTATCCGGCAGAACTCAAAGCAACGCGATATGAGGGTATCGCAAGCCTGCTACTGGTGGATTTGAACGGCATCGCATGACAACAACTTACATAAAGGAAGATAAATGGCAGGCTGGTACAAGGCTGGCACAATCGAAGTAACTAACGGCAGTACAGTAGTAGCAGGTAATCAGACACAATTCATCAACAATGTTCGAGACGGCTACTTCCTGGTCGGTCCTGACGAACGTGTGTATGAAATTGAAAGGACTAGGAGCGACGAACAGCTCCTCCTCGCAAGCCCCTACAAAGGGGTAACTGCAGCAGGTCAAGAGTACGCCATTGCGCCGACACAATCGGTAATCGCAGACCTCGCAGCAGGCGTAGTAGATTTGGTTGACACGTTTGGACCGCTACGAACCGCTCTGCCAGACGTGATTTTGTATGCACAGCAGACGCTCGAATCAAAGAACGCCGCAGTGGCAGGCGCGAACACTGCAGGAACAGCCGCCGCCGCCGCGCTCATTTCTCAAAGTGCGGCAGCCGCAAGCGCCACAAGCGCAAGTCAACAAGCACTTACTGCCATCGCCCAAGCCGCCAATGCGTCAGCTTCTGCTACTAGTGCGGAGCGCTCTGCGGCGGCTGCCGCTTCTGGCGTAGCGCCACTGGCAGGTTTTAGAAACAAGCTTATCAACGGAGACATGCGAATTGATCAGCGCAATAAAGGCGCTCCGCAGACTATTACTCCAGGAGGTGGATACCAATATACTGTGGACAGATGGTGGGCAATTAGCGCTGGCGCTAACGTCACGGGGCAACAGGTATTTAATACGGGGGTGACACCTAACCAGTACAACTATCAATTTACCGGCGCTGCCGGGGTTACAGGTATTAGTTTCGCTCAGCGTATTGAATCCCAAAATTCATACAAGTTTTGTGGTTCACAAATGGTGCTGAGTGCTGACTTAGCGGACAGCAATTTGACCATAGTAAATTGGGCCATTAACTACGCCAATGCTGTCGACAATTTTTCGACGATAACACCGATTGCAAGTGGCTCATTTACAGTCAGCCCAACAGTGACACGTTACTCGACCCCGCCAATCACTATTCCCCAAGCAGCCTCGACTGGCGTCCAGGTTGTATTTTCGGTTGGAGCTAAAACCTCGGGCACCTTGACAATCGGCGCCGTGCAATTCGAACCCGGAACTATTTCTACGCTCCCTGAAGACAGGCATTTACAACAAGAGCAAGTACTGGCGTATCGATACTACAGGCGATGGGGAATGGCAGCGGGCGTTGCCTATAACTGCGGAGGCGGAGTGCAATCTGTTGTGGTGCAATTTCCCAATACCGTCCCATTTCGTGTTGCTCCGTCCACAGCCACAAATATGGTAGCCGGTAACTTCGTCGCTGGTTATCCGAACGCTACCCAGTGGGCCTTGGTGGCTCCTGGCGTCGCCTACGTCACGAACGCTTCTGCGGCGGCAGTCACGGCAGCGGCAACGGCTGAAACACAATCCCTGCTCATCTATTATTCGCCGGGCCTTAGCATTATGCCGGGACAGTTGAGTATGGGCGCAAGCATGTACATTGAATCAAGCGCCGAACTCTAATCAAAGGACCCAATATGATCTACACCTTATCTCCTATACCTGGTTTTGTAATTAAAACAGATACCAATCAAACTATTCCGCTCGTTGACGGCAATCTCGACTATGGTCAGTACCTAGAATGGCTTTCTGTAGGCAATACACCGGGGCCTGCAACCGTGACCGGCACTGCGAATCCAAATGCAGCAATTCTCGACAAGATCACAACCATTGAGCGCGACAGGCAACCGAGGGCGTTGCGTGAGTTCTTTCTAAAAAATGACAAGACCTCCTTAGCGGATATCGACGCCGAGATTGAAACACTTCGCGCCCAACTAATTGCGGATGTATAACCTGCCCCTTCAATTAAAGGCATTCACATGACAAATCAAGTAAGAGAAGTAGCAGACCTCCACGGCAAGGTCGAAAAATTGTCCGATGATGTACACGAATTGAAAGACTCGGTGTCGGAACTGGTCGAGGCATGGCGAACCGCTAATGGCCTCGTCAAGTTCACCAAGTGGGTCGCGGGTATCGCATCTGCTGTCGCCATCATCTACGGCGTTGTTACAGGCCGAGTACCTGCGCCTTGAGCAACGCAACGAAAGAAAAGCTGTCAGCGCTACACGGCAAGCTGGCAGACGTGTTCACGGAAATCATCACCAACGGAGTACCAATCAAGGATGAAGAAACCGGCGCGGTCCACAAGGCCCCGCCGTCCCCCGCCTACCTGACACAGATTCGTCAATTCCTGAAGGACAACAACATTGAAGCGGTAGTTGTCCCTGGGTCCCCGCTGGCCAATCTCACAGACTCGCTACCGTTCGCCGGTAGTGAGCATGAAGGGATGCATTGAGCGTTTCTACACGCGACTTGCAAGAAACGAATCGTAACAACGCTTTATGTCATCAGTGCCGTAGCGCACCCGACAATACTGAATCACACTCTTCTTCTTGTTTTCGTCTAAATTTTCAAACGGCACCATGTCTAGCCCCACCTGCGCAGGGTTCTGGAAAAGCACAGTTGTTGACGGTCTATGTTTAATGAAGGGGTCCCATTGCACGCCTACCTCATGGTCACCTACGTATTGGTCTAATCCCACAAAGAGCCACCCCAACACAAGGATTAATGGAACTGCGACAAATAATGTTTTCTTCATGGTGGAGCCAAATTGAATGCTTGACGCATTTGGGTTGCAATAATCATTCCGTATACGCCTGGACATGCCCGACTTGAGCCATGCGTCTTAGCAAATTCACGGTGACCGCCTAGTTTCTCAATTTTGAAGAATTCGGTTAGGGATTTGATGAGTGCTTCTGCAGCAGCAAGTTGCGGTTCTGTCGGTTCATCGTGTGTGACTGCCGCTTTGTCGTTTTGTTCACCTATCCACTCGCGGATGCCTGCGACGACTCCGCGCTTGACGGTGACATTCCAGGCTCCGGGGCCATATCGCTCCGCTTCCCCGCGAACGCTTAGGTCAGCAAGAAATACTATTCCAACAATCCCGGTATTGCCGCCCTCGATGTGAGCGCCCTTATGTCGAATGTCTAGCGCTTCATACACGACACCTTGGCAATCGACGGCGTAGTGGTAACTCAACTGGTTAAAGGACCCCATATCAACGGTCTCCACTTTTCGCATCTGCTCAACACTGTTGGCAGAGCAGCTAAAGCTGTTTCCGGCGTGGTGAAGCGCGATTGATTGGTAGTCCCAATCATTTACGGCACCATCAGAATTATGCTTGTGCGCGTCCCACGACGAGCGCTCCACAAATTTTACGCCTTGCTTTTTCACGAAATCGATAATTGCTTGACGCGTTGCGGCACGATCATTAACCGTAACCACATGCGGCGGTTTGCACATGTAATCTGCTTCGGTGTAAGCGGCAGTCCAATGCTTTGGAATGTAGTGCGTTTCCGTTCCCATCTCAGCTCTCTCCGTGCTTCAATGCCCCAACGGGCGCTTCAAAAATCAAATGCACTTGTACTTCCTGTCCAGGGGCTGCGTCTACGTGCGCATATCCACTCGCGTCAGTTACGCCGGACTGTTTCGCCCCTCCGACATTCGCTAGGAATTTACGATTGGCGAGTGGCGCTCCAGTTTCGCTATCTTCAAATAGAAACAGTTTGCCGTGCTTCTCTTGGCTGCCCTGAGTACTAGCAGCCAACGCCGCAGGGGCGGCCGCCGCGCCAACCGGAGAAACAATGGTTCCCATCGATTCGGCTTGGTCGTCGTAAGTCATCGTCTGGTGGAGATTTGATACGAGCTTGGGAGGGACGGGACAGCCGCAAATAACGATGTCGT